CGAAACCTAAAAAAGCGTTTCTTGGGAATACAAAATTTCCAGTCATAATATCCTCCTATTGACTAGCAAGGTTAAATAAAGGACCCGAACTATTCGGCATCCTATAATATATATAATACTTTTTTTTTAAATTTAAACGGTTATGTTAAACTTTTTTTTTTACTTTGAGCCGTTTCCAATATTGTACTTAGGACAAAGCTCCCATTGATCTTTATCTTTAAAAGATATTATTTTAATCTGTCTTAGTGGAGCTACTGGTTGAGCATTATCTTTTTTATCTATGCTTAATAATCCCCAATCGCTCATAAGAGTAGCAATAGTATTTCTTCTCGCTACGTCATTCTCCTCTAGGTTAGATTTCTTACCGTCTAACAAAAATAATTCTTTAAAATGTACTATGAAGTATCGTCCTTGTTTATGTAGGATATGGCATGATTGATATAACTTATTGTCTTTTCTTGAAGCTACGCCAATTCTTGTTAATGTTTCTCTTATTTTTAGGAAATCATCAGGCTCGTTTAATGTAACCTCTAACATATCATTAGGGTTCCATTCTACTATATTATTTTCTTCCACCTTTGGCCACCTTATTCTTTAATTCATTTATCTGTTCAGTGGATAGGAGAGATAATACTTGGCGGGCTTTCTCATTGCTGTAACCATAGTATTGTTTAATAGTCTCCAAATCACTAATTTGTTCTGGTTTAAACCATTTAGAAAACCTTTTGCGCTTTCTAATTATATTTATAAAAAAATCGAATTGTAGACGATTATCTAAGTGATGGTTTCGATTCATCTCATTGGCGGCTAAAACTGTGTCTGGAAAGTACGATAACTGACGATTCATCATGTACGGCAAGTACGCTTTTTCAGCTAGATCGTCTACCATAATATTCTTCTTAGTGTAATTTATTGCGTTAGCATATTCAAACGGATTCATGATGTACGTTTCTCTACTAGTGTTTGTAACTCATTTACTACTGGTACTACCGTCGCGTCCCACCATTTTATAAATGCGTTATAGTCATTATCAAAATAAGATTCTTGTATAAAGATTTCTATTTGTTTGCAATCAAAAGAAAGCGACGGTTGCATTAAACTGTGTGCTGATAATAACTCACACATCGCTAGTTGATTGATAAATTGATTTAACATTTCAATTTCCATTATATTTCCTTTGCTATTTTTTCTGCAAGAGCCATGGCCATCGTCCAACCAAGATGTCCAGCTCCGCTGTTAACCCATAACCCTTTTACTTTACCAACAACTGGTAACATGTTTGGTGTCATTGGTCTTAAACACGCCCACTTTTCATAGTCATCACTGTTCACAAATGTGTTTTCTTTTACCCAATTAGATAGTGGTTTAATTCTGTCTTCTCTAATATCGTGATTCCAACCAGCAAGTTCTGCCGTACCAGCAACTCTAAAAACATTATTAGCAAAAGGTGACGCAACTATTTTTCTATCGTCATCAAGTACAGATATCGTTGGAGCAGCATCAGCGTTCTCATAAGTTATAGAATAACCTTTGATCGGATATATATTTAGATTTGGTACAAATCCAATAGTATAAGCACCTGCGCATATAATTACTTCGTCATAATCTTTTTTAAGAGTTTCAATACTTATTGCCATATCTCTCGGATTAGACCAACGTACTTCATTTTCATTACGCACGATTTTATTGATACGAAAACTGTAATCATATTCTTCGCTAGATCTCATGTACTCTGATAATTTACTAGTAAACGCATGTATGTCACCGACTGAATCACCCTTAGTAATAGTGGCACCAACAACGTCGTTTGATTTAATATTATACTTTATAAGATTAGTTTTTGTTTTAACTCTACCCCAACCAGTATCTTTAAATCTGTCCAAAGTTCTTTGAGCTTTATCCCAAGACTTTTGATTTTTATATATGTGTAATATGCCACAGTCATTATGATGAAAGTCAATGTCTATTTCTTTCATTAACTTTTTAAGTAGCCTACGAGATCTTAAACTATATTCGATAGTTCTACGAGTGTTATAATCGTATTTATTAGTAATAGTCGCGCCGATAAAACCAGCAATCCATTTTACTTTACGCCATGACCAGTGATCTGGTCTAAAAGCTAATGGAGCATCTGGTTGTGTCAACCATTTAATACCTTTGAGTATGTTGTCATAGCTATTCCACACTTCTGCATTACATACAGAAAGTTGACCACCATTTGCATAACTGCATTGTTCAGCCACGCCATTAGGATCAAATAATACTACTCTATATTTTTTTGCTAAGAAATAAGCAGTTGTTATACCAGCGACGCCAGCACCTATAATAGCTACGCTCTTTGAGCTCCCCAATTTTCGACTCCACCTAAATAGTTTTCATAATCTAGTTCTGCTTCTATGTGTTCTTTTGTAAGTTCTGCTGTTGGAACTTTATTTAAATGAGTTCTGTTCCAATATAATTGTGGAACTGTACGATGACCATTTTCTTTTAAAAAATCTTTTGCAAATAGATCATGACTTAAATTTATTTCTCTAAAATCATATCCCCATTCTACAAGTTTCTTTTTCATTTCGAAACAATAATAACAGTCTTCTTGAGTGTATAAAGTTAATTTAATTGAATTGAACATCTGACATAACCTCCGTTAAACAAGCCACCACGTTAAGTTCGTGGTCAGCTACAAATGCGTTTTTATATTGATAGTCTGCAAGAATAAGCACCAGTTGTGGTATTGATTGAGGCGCAACCTTATCACTCATCCTATCGTACATGGCTCTAAAAATTGCGCTTGCATCTGTATCTATATTGTTTACTACCCAATTTCTCATCTTTTTAAAATCTTTATTTTTCAAATGAGAGAAAAGATCATCGTAGTTTTTATCCTTGATGTTAGTAAGTATTCCACTATCAATCATGCCGTTGATTGAATATCTTTGTAACTCGTTTAATACTCTTCGCCAATCAGGAGCAAACTTCATGATAAGTTCAGCTACAGCTTTATCATCATATTTAATTTGTTCGTTTGAGAGTATAAGTTGACACCTTGCCATAAAATTTTGGCAAAGATCTACCATATCTTTTTTGGAAGTATTAAACTCGTATACACCACATCTAGAATGAAGTGGTTCAATAATACGATTCTTAAAATTACAAGTTAAAATAAATCTACAATTATTAGAAAACTCTTCGATAAAGCCGCGAAGAGCTGGTTGAGTAGATTGTGGATTAAGATAATCTGCTTCATCAAGGATAACTACTTTATAGCCACCTTGTAAAGAAACTGATGAAGCAAACTGTTTTATTTTGGTTCTTAACGTATCGATGTTACCTTCCTCAGAACCATTAATTAAGATATAATCGCAGTCGAGCTCATTACATAGAGCTCGAGCTACGGTAGTCTTACCTAAGCCAGCAGTACCAGTGAATAACATATTAGGGAGTTCACCACCAGTTACTATTTTTTGGAAGGTCTTTTTTAAAGACTCAGGTAAAATAGTATCTTCTATTTTAGTAGGTCGATATTTTTCAACCCATAGAAATTCATTTGACATTTACGTATTCTCCATAACAAAATAATAAAATCAATAATCATTACGTAAATTATTTTTTAGGTTTAGCCACATTTTCAGTTTGTACACTAGCATCGTTCATAGCATCTTCTTGCTGAATTTGCTCTGATAACTGAATTATCTGCACACACTGATCTCTTAAACCACCAATGGTTGTAAGCTCTTCGCCTTTAAAACCACCTCTTTGAGTTACAGCGTCAATAACTGCTACTGTACTCCTAGCCGCCTTATTACTAAGGTCTTTTAATTGCTTCAAATTTTCTGACATGTCATGCTCCGTATGTTGAAGTTTTTTCAAGTGCAATCCAATATCTTACACCTACCTCTTTGTGTTTGAATTGCGTTATTAATCTAGAGGATATTTCTACATCATAATCACCAGCTAGGATTTTAAGATTAGAAATTTTGATGACAAAATTAAAGACAGCGTCCTGTTTAAATTCACCATCTATATCAATAGAAAATGCATTTGATGTTGCATTTTGATTTTCAACAATTGAAAGGCTTAACACGCCATCTTTTGCTGATATTGATAATTCGTCGTGACCTAACGTAGAAGCAGCTTTCTTAAGTTTATTTAAAGTATCGTTATCTAAAGTAAACTTAACATCTGGCTCTGGCATCGTTACGTCTTTTGTCGGTGTTGTAACTGTTTCTTCAGCGGCGTAAAAGTATTTAACCTTTGACCTACCACTTTCATCTTGAACGATAACAAAGTCGTCTTCAAATTTTAAGTCTGGATTATTGACTAATCCCATAACACCAATAAATTCATTTAAATCATATATGCCAAAATCTTTTTCGAAATTTTCGGCAATATCAGCTGTAGCTACTACGTTTTTAGCTTCACTGATAGTTTTAATAGTTGAACCGGATTTAATCAAGAGATTTTGATTAATGCCGGAAAAGTTCCTAAGAACGTCTACAGTACTTTCACTTAGTTGCATAATATACCTTCCTTGTATTGATTAATTGTTATTATTATAACACATTTTTTAACAAAAGTAAACATTTAAATTTTCATCTTAGAGAAATTCTTTTCTTTTGTAAATTCTAATTTTGACTGAAACTTTCCATCGAGTATATCTCCCTTATGCGATATTATAAAAGTATTAGTATCTGCGTCTAAAGTGTATAATATCTTTAATAAGTTTTCGATACCGTCATGGTCTAGAGACGAATCAAAGGTTTCATCCAGTATCAACAAGTTAGTCGCCACTGAATTTTTCATCTTTGCTATTTGACGCCAAGTAAATAATAAAGATAAATCTATTCTCTGCTTTTCACCTTCACTAAACGAATCATAAGTAAAATCATCTCGATGTCTAGATCTAATGGTTTCATTAAAGTTTTCATCTAGATTAAAGTGTACAAAGAAATCTAAAACTTGCAAGTATTGATTAACAAGTTTATTAATTGCTGGTAAGTATTGTTTTATAATTTTAGTTTTTATTCCAGTATCTTTCAGCATTTCTGCAATAACTGTATTATAACCAAACTGTTCATTTACTTTTAATTTTTCTTCAAAAAAACTTTCTTTTAAATCTTTCATAGAATCAAGATCAGTTCGAGCTTGAGATAAGTCAGCTGTAACTTCTTCTTCTAAATACTTTTTTAAGTCAGCGTTGCTTTGATTTAAAGACGTTATTTCTCTATTATTAGCATTTATAGTGCTTGTTTTTTCTCTGATATTATTCATGACTTGTTCTAAGTCATTTATTTCATTTTGTAATTGATCTTCAGTACCAGTTATCATGTTAAGTGTTGATTGTAACTGATAGGCTTCGTTCTTAACTCTATTTAATAGTATGTCTTTATTAGTTATATCTTGCTCGCAAGTAGGACAAGTATCGTTCTGTTCCAAGAACATTCCTCTCTTTGCTACAGTTTTCATTTGTTGTTTTACTTCTGCAGTTTGAGATATTATATTGTTCTTCTTATCTTGTAATTTTTTGTACTCGTTATCTGTATCGTTATCTTCTAACTCGCGAGACAATTCAGAGTTTTCATTTTGTAACTTAAGTATCTTTTCTTCTGCTGTCTTAACTTGCTTTTGATATTTCTTTTTATTCTCTTCAGTTAGAGCGGCAATATCTCTTATGTACTTTGTTTGTTGTTCTATTTTAGTAGAGTTTATCTCGATATCTTTGTTTATAGTTGTTAGTTTATCTTTTAAAACAGAGTTCTTTTCTCTTAATATTACGTTCATCTTAGAAAAGATATTAATGTCTAGAAGGTCCTCTATAACGTCTCTACGATGTCCAGCATTGAGTTGCATAAAAGGAATAAATGATGAAGAACCTAACACAACAACTTGATGGAAACTCTTATGGTTGAGTTTCAGGATATTTTGTTCGAGTATCTTCTGGTATTCATTAGCGTGAGATGACTGATTAATCATCGTACCATCTTTCCATATCTCAAATATGGTTGGCTTTATTCCACGTATAATTTTAAAGTACGCTTTACCAATATAAAATTCTACTTCCACTACGCATTGTTTTTGATTAATAGAGTTAACAAGTTGACTCTTCATTATCTTACGATGTGGTTTACCAAATAACGAAAACGATAAGGCATCAAGCATGGTAGACTTACCAGCACCATTATGACCTACGACTAAAGTAGACTTGTACTTATTTAAATTAATTTCGGTAAAGCTGTTTCCAGACGACAAGAAGTTCTTGTACTTAATGCTTTTAAATGTAATCATGCTATCTCTAAGGTTTGCGCTTCAGTCATAAGTTCACGCATCTGAACTTTTATCTTATCTTTATCTAAATCAGTATCAACTGCATCTATATATGTATCAACAATTTCTGTAGTGTCTTCGAAGTTCATGTCTTCGTCTTCGACATTTGCACCCATAAATTCGTTAAAGTTTTCTGCTATCTTTAACTCGTATATGTCTTGGTTTTGTATGTTGTCTATAAATCTATCGAATGTAAAAGGATCGGTCTTTTCTGCGACTACGACTTTTACGAATTTTTTAGATAAATTTTTATTATAACTATTATAATCTATTTCTTTGTCATTGTAAACGATTTTTTCAAATAAAGTGTTATTATTTCTTATTTTTTCTATGTGTCTTGTTTCAGTATCGAGTATATGAAAGAACTTTGGATCATGCGCATCTGACCAAAAGAACTCCATTTGCGAACCAAGATACCAGATATTGTCTTTTTTAGAACCTACGTGATAATGGCCAGTTAAAACTAATTCAAATCTTTTAAATATATCTGGACTCATACCATGCGTGTTAGTCAATCCTCTCATCATTTCAAAGCCTTTAAGTTCTAGATGAGCGCCTATCCAATCAGCTTTACAATCTTGTATAAAGTTCATAGACTGCTGATAATTATCTTGGCATATCCAAGGGACTAGTCCTATATTCAAAGAACCATATTTTAGTACTGTTGGTTCCATTACAATATGGACTTCATTCATATAATGACCTAGGCATTCTTTTAAACCATTTAGTTCATTAGTGTTCTTATAATACGTGTCATGATTCCCAGGAATTATGTCCATTGTCATTCCACGTTTTCTAAGTCTATCTAAAAAAACTCTTCTGTTATGATTCAACGCTTTGAAGTTTACAAACTTGCGATGATCGTAATAGTCTCCAAGGTGCAATATGTGTTTTATCCCTTGCTTTTCACACTCAGGAAAAAATACTTCAGTATAAAACTTTTCTGAGTTATCTAAAAATATTTCTGAAGAGTTACGAATACCACAATGTGTATCATTAAGTATTGCTATTTTCATTGCATAAACTCACTTAGGTCTGAATCAGCTGTTTTACTTCTTCTTTTTTTCTTTTCTATCTTAACAAACTCTTTTACTTCTTTATCAGTAGTTCTAACTCTTTCTATTCTGTCTCTTAAGGTATCTACAAAGTGCGTTGATACTTGTTCACCGACTCCACCACCTTCTAGATCATTATCAACGAAGTTTTCAATGCCAGCTTTTGTAAGATATTTTAATTTAATTTCTTGTTGTTTCTTTTCTTTTGTTATCCTACGTAGAAAAGCATACCAAGTTATTTGTGTAAAGTAAGCGAATGCGTTTGGTTTACCAGTTCTAGTAGCAGCTTCTAAGTTATAATTGCTGATAGCTTTTAAACAGTTTTCAACTGCATCCATAACCATCTCTTCGCGATACGTATACCTTATAAAGTTAGCTTTATGCGATAGACCTTCAGCTATTCTTAAGAAACAAGTTGCTATGTAATCTGGTACTTTAGGTACAGTCGCTTCGTTTTTCTTAGCTTCTTCGACTTTCTCTACGTACGTAACTACTGCAGTAGAAAAATCACTGTTATTCACATAATGAATACTTTTTTTACGGGCCATTTTACCACCTTTCATAGTATATTATACAACAATTTTTCATAAAAGTAAACACATTTTTTCACAACTAAGAGTTGAAAAAAAACGTTTACAAACTCAAAAAAATGGTTTATAATAAAAGAGTATATGGGGAGGGAAGGAATATACCATTAATGATAAGTCTTATTTCCTCTAGGTTTAAATTTTATAATATTACTACCGCGATCTGAATCATTTACCGGCGGTTCTTCGGGCATCATTCCATACTTTTCTTCTAAAAATGAGTCCATTTCTTCGTCGGTCATATCTCTGATCGCTTGATTAACTTCATCAATATTCGCATAAGTCGATCTATTTTTCGTCTTACCGCGATTTTTAAGCTCGTGTGTTATCGCTCTGAGGCAAGCTCTATAATGTTTTAAAATATCTGGCGTTGGATTACTTGATACTACTATATGAGATGAGTTAATTGTTTGTAGAGAAGACGGATCGTCTTGTAAACTTAGCCACGGCCTAAAGCAAAAGAATTTAATGCCTCTCATATAATCTTCTACTGATATTACTTTAAGTGCTTTACAAACTACAACATCTGCAATATCGTCTCCAGTATTCCAATCGAGCACTTCACATACTATCTCGTCGTTATTTGTAAGTTTAAAATGTTTTATGTTAAGATTACTCATATTTTTACTCTATACGTCTTATGATTAAATTTTTCTCTTCCATAAATTCTAAGTCTTTCATCAGCGTGTAGTATTCCATAATTTTTTCTAGACTTCCAACTTATGTCGTCTATAATATCGTATAACGTAGTATCTTTGCCATCATCAGTTTTTCTTAAACCTCTACCAATACTTTGTAAAACTCGTATCTGCGACTTAGAAGGAGAAGCAAATACTATATTGTGAAGGTTCCTAATATTTATACCAGTACTAAATGTACCAAGCGAGGCGACTGTAATAGAATCTTTCTGTTTTTCTACTATAGCTCTTATGGCTTCTCTGTCAGTAGCTGGAGTATTTCCTGACACGAAAAAAATCTTGCGGCTTTCACTTACCTTATCTTTAATTAAGTCATATATAGGTTTACCATGTTTTTCTACATAATTGTATAATATTAACGTATTTCCTTTTAAGTCTAAAGATAAGTTAGTTATAAAACTATTTCTCTTTTTATGTTCAACAATGTGTTTAATTTCATCTTGATATTTCTGCTTTCCAAATTCTTTTCTAGTTTTCTCATCGTGTTCTAATATAATTCTGCGTATCGACAGTTTAGCGAGTGTATCGTTATCTTGTAAAGCTCTCGTACTAGTAACACGATATATTTTACCAAACAATCCTTGAAGTACGAGTTCATGAGTTAACGCGCCATCTAATGTTCCAGTTGTACCAAATCTGTATTCAGCTTCTGTGCACTTATTCATTATAGTTGTTAATGATTTTGATTTAAAACCGTGGCACTCGTCACCAAACACTGTTCCAAATCTTTCAAACCATTCTTTTGGAAATTTATATATTGATTGCCAAGTACTTATTATGACTCTCTTAAACGTATTCTTATCTTTACCTGAATATATTCTGTGGCAGTGTTTGTCAACGTCATATCCATAAGATTTAAAATCGTTATACATTTGTTCAACTAAAGAAGTTGTTGGAACTACTATCAATATATCTTTTCTTGATTTATCTAGTGCGGATAAAAGCCATCTCATCATTACGTATATTATTAAAGATTTACCAGAACCAGTTGGCGAAAGTAATATTGCATTTTTTCTCTGTATTCCAGTACAAACAGCGTCAAACTGATAATCTCTTATTTTGAAAGGTAACTTTAAAGCTTCTACGAACTTCATCATAAAATCTACGTTTATTTGGTTACCTTCATTAGGACTACCGTACTCAGAATCTTCGATATCTATTTTGTACTCTCGACTTTCTGCAAAAGATATTATTTGCGGAAACAATCCACTAGATATTTCGCCTGTTGTCTGATTAAAAAGTCTTATCTTGCCGTCCCATATTCTATTTCTATACGCCGGCATAAATTTATAGCCAGGGACATAAAACGAAAAAAATTCTCTAAGTTCTGCGCCTATGCTTCTATCGCAATATACTTTTAGTATCGCGTGATTTAATTTCCTGACTCGAATTGTTTCCATCTGATTATGTTCGATATAGTTTGATGTCGCCATTTTAAATTATCTATTATCTCTGTTAATGTTTCTATTACTGTTTTCCAATATTGTATTTTCTCTTCTGATTTTTGTATTTCTGGATCGCTGTCATAATAATAATCCATCTCGCCTTTCAACACTTTTAATCCGTCAAAAGGATCTGGATTCCAGCCTTTTTGATTTAAAGTTTCTTGATCCATTTTGCCGTTGTAGTATAACCATTTTTCTTTTAATAGTTTCTTTTGTTCAAACTCGGTTCTTCTTAGTTCTAATTTTGCAGTTGACCAAAGTTGTAAATATTTAGAATGTAGTTTTGGAGTTTGACGAGAAGTTTCGTCTAATTGGTTATTATCTATGTTACTGTCGTGTTGCCACATCTCGTGGACTTTTTTCAAATCAATCATAATGTCCTCAATAATATTATATATTAACCTACAGAGCCAGCAACGTTAAATGAGTCTGAATCTGCAAATGCACCTGTTGTCGCGTTCTTATTTAGTATATCAAAATACGTAAATCTAAAAGACGCTCCAAACGTAATAAAAGATTCTCCGCCTGCAGTTGACTGAAACTGAACATCAGTTAAAGCTACAGGTATGCAATCTCTATAAACTATTCTTACTATAGCATTATTAGCGCTATTTAAAATCGATAGGGTTATATCTGACTGAGCTGGAGGCCTTTGTGTACGATTTTGAAATCTATCTAAAGCTGTAATATTATCTTGATCTAGTATTCTTCGCATCCACGTGTGCATTTCTCTATAAGATTTCATGTCTTCATCTAATATAATATTGGCTAGCATTTCGTTATAAGTTAACTTATCGCCAATAAATGGTATTGAAGCTATCTTCTTATAGCTAAGATCTGCAGCGTTCATTATCACGCCAGCGTGCGTAAAATCTTGTACAAAAAATTCTAGATTTGGATAATTAGTTCTATCTATAACTAACTTAAAACCAGTCGGTTGTAGATAGTTAAAATTAGTCGTCAGTGCCATTCTTACACCTACAGTTTATTCCACCACAACTTCCCTTAAGTGGTTTAAATAATAAACCAAACGACATGCCTGAAGCTATGAAGCATCCAATTGTGATTACAGTTAGTAAAAATTCTTCCATAATGTTATTTATACAAAAAAAGAGGAGCTTGCGCTCCCCTTTTAATATTAAGTACTAAGACTTAAGCACCTAGAATATTATCTACTCTGAATATTCTGTAGTACTGGTTATTTTTCTTAGTAGTGCTGTGGATATCGTCTCTTGGCTGTGCAGTGACGAATGGGTTGACTTGCATTCCATATCTAGTTTTGAAACCGATTTTTGGCTGGAAAGTGTCTTCCCCAACAGCTCTGACCATAGTTAGTGGTACATATGGACAGTAGAATACGCCAGCGTCATATGGGTTAGTACCCTTATATCCTACGTTGACATAGTCTGAAGTTGCATACGGATCAATGTATACTCTCATTCTGCCGTTAAGTACGCCAGCGAAAGTATTACCTGTGTCGTCGACCTGTAAGTTAGCTGCTAATGCAGGTGTATAGTCTAACATACCTGCTGCGTTTAATGCAGATGCTACGTCTGATGAGCAGATCATAAAGTTACCTTTACCTCTACGTGTCTCTTTAGCAATTACATTAGCTTCTCTTTCGATCTGAAGAATTAATCCTTTGAACTTCTCAACTGACCATCTGCCATCTGCATCTGTCTGAACGTTGAAGATACCGTTAATGGCGGTGTTTGCTTGTAAACAACCAGTCTTTGCTTGACCGTTGATTGTTCTTACGACTTCTCTATTGATTTCAGCTAATATCTCTGTTGATAAGATGTTAGCTAACTCTGTCTCAGCATCAAGACCGTGAATTGCTTTAAGATCTTGAGCTAATTCTAAAGTATATTCTGCCTTTAGCGCTCTAGACTTTGCAGTCACAGTAGCTTTTTCGATGGTGAAACCCATTTCTGCGAAACCTTGGTTACCTGATGCTCCAAGTCCTTCAGCTTCTGCAGTTGTTAGGTTATCAACACCAGCAATTGGATCGCCTCTACTATCATCGATAGTTGAGTCACCGTCTCCGTCTGCAATACCTTTAAGTCCTGATGGACCAGTTGCAGCGTTTGCGGCTACGCCACCTGAAGCTCCTGAGTCACCAGAGTACTGCTCAACTTCGTCGAACATAGCTTCTGGAGCGCTTGTGCCTGTAGCACTTGCACCTAGACCAGCTTTATGCTTAGCGTTAAAATATCTTGACTTCATCGCGAAGATTAAGCCAGTTGGACCTGACATTGGCTGCACACCGCAGATGTCGTATGCCATTAAGTTTGGCATAGCACGTCTTACAAGTGCAATCAATACAGGGTTCCAGTTAGTAGCGGCTGTATTAGTTGTAGTAGTATTAGTTGCCTCTTGGATCATGCCTTCTTCTTTAAGCGCGATCTCTTGGTTTTCTAATACTGCAGCTGTTACAGCTTTCTTATGATTGTCAGTGATCTTACCAGCACTTTCTTCATTAAGTACTGGAGCCCACTTTTCAATCAACTTATCATAAGATTGAGTATTCGGTACCATTATGGGACTCCCTATTTAGTGGTTTTCTTAATTGCGGATAAGTATGAAGCCATAGAACCTTCAGCTTGAACTGTTGGTGCATCTTCGTCTTCGGCGATTACTTCTCCGGAATTAGCGGTTGTATTTTTAGTGAAGTATGACTCTTTGACTGTAGAAACTTTCTTAATAAAAGTCTCTTCGTCTTCGAAATCTACGTCACTGACCAGTGATTTAAGCTTTTCAACTTGAGTGTCTGCTAAATCTTTAGAGTGCTCTCTAATGATAGCATCTTTTTTAAGATCTTCTAGCTCGACTGCTTGCTCGATAGCCTGCTCAGTTGTCTCATTGAGTTTTGCCTCAAGATCTTCAACTTGATCAGCTAATTCTTCGACCATGTCGACTTTTCCTTCTGGCACTTCGATGTAGGACTCTGTAAACAAGTCTTTTAACTTGTTCATAAAGTCTTCTGCAATCTCAGTTCTTAAGCCATTTTGGATAGCTAGTTTATTCTCTTCCATCCAGTTTTCAACTACGTAGTTTAGGTAATTGTCCACTTTCTCTACGAGATCAGACTTTGTACTTTGAATCTCAGCTTCAAGCTCTTCGTTATATTTCTCTTCTAATCTGTCAATCTCATCAGTTAATTTTGATTGAATTGCAGCTTCAAAGATAATTTCTGCTTTCTGCTTGAACTCATCAGACAATGTAGCTTCTTCAGCGACAAGAGCTTTAAGATCGTCTTTGAAATCGGCTTTGTAATCAATTGAAGGTGTATCTTCAACGATTGCATCTTCTTCATTCTCGACGTGATCCTTCATAACGCTGTTGTAATAACTTTCAAGACTACCTTTGTTAGATTTTTTCATCTTGTTAAACATTGCGTTAATCATTCCTGCCTTAGTTAACTTAGGCATTGGATCTTTCTTATTGTTAGACTTAGCAGTAGCGCCTGGGCTGTTAGACCCGGGAAGCGGTGCACTAGAAGTGCCTGCATCAGCAGCTTTGTCTACAGAAGCGATTGACTGAGCTTCAGCATTCTTAGGATCGTGTTTCATTTCAGAGATTTCCTCATCAGTCTCTTGGAGTTCCACGTCCTGATCTTCGATATTTTCTTTATCAGTCATTTTTGACTCCTTATTTTGATTTTAACATTGAGAGGAAATTCTTAAACTCACGTGTCTGTACTTCGTAAAGGTCAGCGCGAGGAGCTTTTTTAATTTCAGTCTCCATTCTTTCAACTGTTCGAGCCTCAATGATTCCGTTATTCCAAACCCACTCAACTCCTTCCATTATCCCATTGACAAAAGCGCTAGGAGCGGATGGATCTTGCACGATATCTACCGCGTTAAGAATATAATCGTCATTTACGATCATTGCGTTACCATTGTTCTTCAAACTTCCCATACCACGAGTCGATACACCGAATGTGACACCACCATCGAGTAAGCCTTTTACGACTTGTCCCATTGGAGTTTCCAATATCGATGCCTTACCCACAACATCGTTGCCATCAAATTCTAGCTTGTCGATCTTGTGGGAAACTCTATCTAAATTAACGGTCGGTCCTTCAGGGTGGTTTAACTCACCGACTGCTCTGCCTTTTGATACTTGATCTACGTTGTATTTTGACAAAGCTTTTTCCAAAATAACTTTTGGATATATTCGACCGTTTCGATTCTTTTTTTCTGCTTGTGCAAATATACCTTGGATAGCGTACTTTTTCTTTCCAGACTTTTCGTCTTTTTCGATTAAAAAGTCTAATTTATTTTCGGTATATTCTGATATTAACTTCATTCTATCCTCTTGGATATGCTATCTTAGTAAAATGCGTGTTAGTTGAACCAGCGTGTACTTCTTCGAATTTTTCTTTTTGTAATACGAAAGCAAAGTTCGCTGGTACTTGCATAGTAGCACCTGTAGTTATATTTGTTATTAAGTCTGCAGCAGTTGAACAGACATAAACAGTTTGAGCATTACCAACGGTAGTTTTATTTCCACTTCCGTTTGCGGTTACTTTGGCTGCTAAAGGTCTAATTTCCATTATCTCATTCCTTTGTATTGCTTTATGACTTCTGTCGCCGCTTTCTCAGCTTCTCTTTGAGAACGGTAAACGTCGAGTCTATCGCCATCTACGTACGCTACAAAACCAGTACGCTCTTTATGTATCTTAACTGGTATGCGCTGAATTTTCTTATCAAAAACAACTTTACCTTCCGGCTTTCTACCAGTTAATTCTCTTAATTCTAAAAAGGTTTTCATTCCTTTACCTTTATTTATACTTTTTAAGTTTTAGACGGCGGCGCCTTCAATCTCTTTTTCGTCTTCTTCATCATCTTCTGATTCATCACCGTCTTCTTCATCTTCTATTTCTTCTTCACCGTCTTCATCTTCGGTGTCTTCATCTTCGATATCTTCTTCATCTTCATTTTCATTTTCTTCAAAATCTTCATCCTCTAAAGGCTCTTCTGGATCTGGATCTTCTTCGTTATAAATCTGACCTGCTATTTTTGTCTTAGCTTGATCTAGCACGTCATTCATCTTGATACTCATAACGTTACCAAAAACTTCATTTGCCTTATTGTAATCTTTTTCCAGAGAATATTTTACTAAATCTTCAATTGTATCAACATTATCTGGCATTTGCTTTAAATTTTCACTCACTGTAAATCTCCTTGATCTGGTTCAGTGGCAGCTTGAGCTGCTGTTATCTCTTTATTCATCTGATCTATTTCATCATCGCTGAATAATAAGACATTTTTTTGTACCCATTCTTTCGAGAAATATTCGCCTACGTAATTAGAGACTTGATCTAGTGATTGTAATTTTTCTCTTAATAGTTCGGCTTCTTTTAACTCTGCAAAATGGTTATCTCTTAAATAGTCTACATTTAAATCATGCTTCCAACTATTCCAATCTTCTTCTGTTATTATATTCTTTAGAATCAGTTGCTTCTTAAGAATTTCATAGAATAACATAGAAAATCTATTTCTTAGTCTATCAATAAACTTTTGAAACTTAAGTTCGTCGCGACTAATCTCAGTAGCTCTCCCTAATGAGAACTGCTGTTCTTGTTCTAATCTGTTCATAGGAACGTTTAAAGACCTGTATAATCTTTTTTGAAAATAGATTACGTCTTCAATTTGTCCTAAGTTCTCTCCGCCGGGTAATGAAGATATTTCTGTGCCACGTCCACCCTCTCTTCGCGGTAGCCAAAAATCTTCTAACATCGACATATGTTTACGATCGTCACGTATTTCGCCTGTCTTTGCGTCGTAAACAAGTTTGTTACGATACTTGGCCATAATATCTTTCATATATTGTTCGGCTTTACCTCTTGGTAAGTTACCTACGTCAATATAAAACATTCTTCTTTCTGGTGCTCTTGCAATTCTATAAATTACTAACGAGTCTTCCATCATTCTTAATTGTGTAATTGGCTTGAGCGCTTTATGTAAGTACGATACTATCTTTCTTCTATTTTCATCTAGTAATCCAGAAGTTACATAACTTATTGAATCAGCTGACATTCTTACTGCACTTGCTTGACTCCCAGGTTTTTCTTGATATATGTAAAATTCGTCAACTGTTTTAACTATCTTAGCTCCTGTAGCTTTATCAGTCTCTTTTTTTACTTGCTTAACTTTTCTTATCTTCATTGCGTCGATGTATCGTATTTCTTTGATACCATCTTTTGGATTATTTTCATCGACAATCAGATGATGATATAATCTACCATCGACGTACCATCTTCTGAAAATATCATGCCCAAGCTCTTTAAAGTTGAGCATATTATAAATATTGTTGAATTCTTCTGCAATTTGCTTTTTTATTCCAGAACTTACTTTAACGCCATCTGTATTAACCATTACACTAGGCTTGTTTTCACTTGCTGAAACAGCTTCATTAACAATATCTTCTATCGCGGCATCAGCTTCTGGATGCATTGCTGATCCTCGATATTTTAAAATAAGTTGAGCGTTATCTTTGGAATCGTCACCTTCCATATTCATATACGTTCCATAGTGACCACCACCATAACCACCATACCCTGGTGTAGTAGCTGTTACGTATCCAGCTCCATCGTCATCTCTAGGTGGGACTACAGATTTTATGGACTTATTATCTTTAGCTCTTGATATTTCAAATCCAAATAATTTAAAAGAGTTTACGGTTTCTGCCATTCTTAATCCTTTATAGTTAGGAGGACTTTAGTAGCCCTCCTACTATTTATAACTTACGATGTAGTGTCAGTCTCATAGTACTGATAGGCAAAGGTTACTGTGAACCTTTCGATCTCATCGTTAGTAGCATAGTTTAGATCTATTGGTGACATATCTTGAGGATATGAACCTCTAAACGTATACTTCTTGAGAACATCGCCTGACCTATCGAGCTGTTCAACGAAAAGATCTGCTTCATAAGCCACTGGAGTTGTTAGACCAGTATTTGCGCTATGTGCGTTCATACCGTTCATCCATCTCTCCATTGGATTTCTGATAGCAAAATCTGTATCGTTAATAATTGTAACTGTCCATACGTCGAACGTTCTGTCTCCGGCCATTTTTAATTGTCTGCCTCTAAAAGGTACGACAATCTGACCTAATGTTGACCCTGGTAACTGAGCAGTTTCACAAAGGAAAGATGTCAGTTCTGCGTCTCCATTAGCATACCCGGGAAAGTTGATTGTAGCTTTGAAGAGGTTAGGTCTAGCCCCGCCGCCTCTTAGCTTCGATTTAAAATCATCTACGCCTAATACTGCCATTTAAACCTCCTTAAACTGTACCGACGACTTCTTCAAAGTCGACACCAGTTCTTACTGCCACAAAGTTAAGTGTGACAAAGTTAATTGAACGTGCAGGCTTGATGAAGATACTTGCGATAAATTCATTTCTATCTATAACTGCAGGTGTGTTATTAGTTTCATCTGCAACTACTCTAAAATCTGTAATACCGCGTCTACCTTTTACTTCTCTTAATACTGGCTCGACAATATTAACGAACTCTGCTCTTGTAAATTCATCGTTGAATTCAAAGAGTACTTGCTCTGCAGCTCTTGATATAGCTCTTTCAAGAACTAAGAACAATCTTCTTACATTGATTCTATCAAATGCAGAAGGTCTTGCGAGTTTTGTCTTATCACCGAAGAGTATTACTCCAGCTCCTGGGATATTAGCGATAGGATTTACTTGTGCTTTATACAAAGTATCTCTTTGCGCTTTTGTAGGAGAATACGGTATTGAAGTTATTCCAAGGTATTGACCTCTTCGAGAACCTGCTGGTGAGAACCAAGGAGCTCTGTTTAAATCAGTTGCTGCCATGATTCCAGCTGTTGATGAAGAAGCTGGTATTGTTATAAGTCTATCATTAAACTTATCAAATATTTTTAGATAGTTTCCATCCATGACTAGATAAGACGATTTAGTAAATGTATCAGCAGTAGCCACGATGTTAGTTGTTATCGTTGCTGCACTGTTTATATTTACAATATCACTTCTAGCTGGAGATGAAACAACTACGCAATCTTTTCTAGCTACGGCCTTAGCAACTAAGTCATTAGTTACAGTGGTTTGATCCGATCTAGTTGAAGCTCCGGGTGCAAGTATAAAGTCTATCTCGACTTGATCTTTGTCTGAAAAAAGATCATAACCTGCTATTGTCTGAACTGCGCTTAAAGATGCAACGTTAACTCCAGAGTCAAAATCATAGTTAGGAGCTGTTGTAGTAGTTCCTGTAAGTCTCTTAAAGTTATCGCCGTTATCTATTGTAGTTCCTGCTGCAGCTTGTGTACCGGCAACAGAAGTATTTTGAAAGTCTGAATCAAAATCTATCATCCAAACATACTGTGATGCATCATTGATTACGTCTTTGATGTAAATATTAGAACCTGCATCATCTTTTGCGTTACTTCCTAACGATAAGAAAGCGTATCTTTCTAGAACCGTGCCTTTAGTTCCAGAAAATAATCCTCCATTATCGACTACCACGGCGTGCACTTCGTCGTTCGAAGCACCTTTCTTGGTAGCAAAACTTGAAGTCCCAGGAGCCGCATCGAATTCGCCTTTGTAAGCCCAGTTACTGAAAGCAGCGCCGCTACTATCGTATGGACATAAAGAAACTCTTAAACTATTTCCTAGTGCTCCGGGGTATTTTCCCACAAAAGTGTGGAGATCTGAGTCTAATGCAGCTCTTTGTGCATTAAAGTCTGTTTCGTTCTTCACTACTTCTCCTAAAGACGTAGGAAGTACGCCTTTACCGGCCAAACCTGATTGTCTGGTAGTAGCTGTAGCATTTTTAGCTGTTCCATCTATAACTCTAACAACTTGTAACTTGCTAGAATATTTTAAGAACATGTTAGCTCTATGGAACGAAGTAGCTGTGGAGGTGTCTGGCGAACCAAATTTTTCTACGAAGTCAGCCTCATTTGAGACTAGTACTCGTTGTTCTACCGGACCCCACCTTGAATTTATAACAGTTGCGCCTGTGGTCGACTGGACATTTGGCACGCCACCAGTCAAGTCTATTTCTTTGACGACAACCGCGGGTGATTCTGAGGGTGTAGAGAGTGCCATCTTCTTTTCCTTTTCAGTTGATTATTATACGGTTAACATTATACGATTATTCAATTGTTACCATTATTTATATGTTTACAACTCTCTATCGTATTCTATCTGCCACTGCTGACGAGGATCGTCTTCTATCTCTATCTTTTTTATCTGCTCACTACCATCGTCTATAAATCCAAATGGTACAATGTCTTCTTCTATTGCTTTTAGTTTTTGATTAAATATCATGTCTTTAATGTTAATATCAGTCAAGTTTGCAAAATAAGCTGATGAAACAAAATAACCAAACAATACTAAGTTCATAACTAAGTCATCATGATTTCCAGTAGACGCTTCAAAAGTTTGGCCTTTGGCCTCAAACGTAGATATTTCTAGTATCGTGTGTTCATCTACAACTTTTATCTTATTATTTTCCATCAAGTCTTTTAAGGCAGAACAACCAAGTCTTTTTGACTTTCTATTTATTTCTATTCCAACCGCGTTTGCTTTTATAGCTGATTCTACGTGCACGTTCTCGTATTCTAATTCATAATATAATCCATTACAAACTACAGAACCTTGGTCATTTGACTCAATTATACAATAAGCTTTGTTGTAGACATTCGCATATTTATAAATAATATTAGGGAAGAGCAATGGAGAGATAGTGTTGTTGCGATAAACAGCTACCTGTTCAAAAGGTCTTGTGCTAATATCGATTAAAGAAAATGTAGAGTAGTCCTGTCCTCTTCCCTTACTTACATCTGCAACTAAGATATAATCATGGTTTTGTACAGTCTCTTTGTATATAAGCATGTCTCCATTTTCCATAATCTTAACTGGCTGTGATGCTCTTAGATCTAAAAGAGTTTGAGCATTTATTAGAGTGTTACCAGTTCCAAAGAACGTGTTACCAAACTCCTGATCAAATTGTACCTGCGAAGTATTGTTTATAGTTTCTTCTTTCCACTTTTCATCTCTCCCAGGAACGTCGTGCCAATCAACTCTAAAACTACTGTACTCGTTTACTCCTTGTATTGAGCCTTCCCATATCTTATGAAAAGTATTACCTATACCATTTGCAGTTGACGTAACAATAATCTTAGTATCAGTACCTGAAGATATAACTGGATAAGTTGATGTGTAAAACTCTGCAGCGCGCTCAACGAAAGCAAACTCATCTAAGTACAGTAAGTTAATTGATAAACCTCTTATTGACTGGCCAGTAGTCGCTGCAGCTATAATTCTACTATTGTTACTAAAATCAATATTAGACTTGTTTAAAGCTTTAACACCGGGCTGTAAGAAGAACGGTATATTTTCTAACATAATCGTTATTCTTGCAAGCATTTCTCTTGCAGTAGCACCTTTGTTAGCGAGTACTGCTATTGCTTTTTCAGGCTGAAATAACGCGAACCAAAGTAAATAACCACATGCTGATATAGACTTACCTGATTGTCTACACGCGAGTACGACGTTAAATCTATTTTTTTCAAACTGTTTAAACATTTCTTTTTGATAAGGATATAAATTAAAAGGAACTAAACCTTTATCTAAAGAAATTATCTTTGCGTATTTTTCTATAAAGTATACTGGATCTTTCATGCACAATGCATATTCACGCACTTCTTCTTCAGTCCAATTTTGGGTTACCCCATCTTTTTTTATATTTGGATTACCTAGATAGTTTTGGTTCAGGTTTTGGCGTGACATCTACCATTTCCGATTCATTCTTTAATATCTTTTGAAGTTCAGCGGTCGACCCAACAAAAAGATTATTAGTGGTGTTTGCGATATTTTTTATCTCTTCTTTTTTATCTAAATCTTTTTTCTTCTTGTTTAAGTCCATCAGTCTGTCATTAACATCAGAAATATTTTTAATCATTCCTGATAATACTTCAAAAGCTCTAGGGTGTTCACTTTCCCTAGCCACTTCAATCATAAGTTCAAGACTCTCTTTACCTTTTTCTACAAGCTCGTAGTAAGTATCTCGAGAATACTTGTAATCATTATCAACATTTTTTTCTTCTGGTGGAAGAAACTTTTCTATATCTTTGTTCATATTTTAACTAATGCACGATTCTTTATGTGCGCTTCTTGTATGTCTTCTTTTGACTGTCCGTGATACGCGACTGCGTGATGTTCATATACCATCTTATCATTTATATTAGTATCAAAAGTCCATATCTCTCCGAGTATTCTGCCGAACTTACCTCTTTCATCTTTATGAGTTTTAATTCTTAGTTCACCGGCACCAGTCCACTTTACTAAAAACTCTTTTGCAGCAAGTCCGTATTTCTTTTCTTCTAAATCTCTTGTTCTTGATTCTGGAGTATCAATACCATATAATCTTACTCTTTGTTTTCTTAACCAAACACCGAATCCTAAATCGATGTCAACATCTATAGTATCACCATCGATTACTTTAATTAGTTTACATTTATATTCAAACATTTTTAACTCGCACTATCTAGTATTGTTGTTGTAAATCCAAAGTCACTGTCATCTAAACCAATTATAGAAGTAGGATTAGGCGTGACTCTTATAGTTTCCATACCTATATCAGAATCATTCAGTCCAGCTTTAATATCAAATACTTTGGCATCAGCTTGACGAATGATACTGCTATCAGATATTGGACCATGATAACTTAACTTCATCTCAAAGTCCAAACTATAAATAATTGTTCTTCTTTGTTCTAGTGCTCCCTCGAAATCGTCAGAAAAAGCCACACTTTGTATTATAACTTGTATATCTTCTTTAAATGACGGAAATTCGGTTGAGAAAGGTTTTATCGTTAGAGCGTATTGCGGATTAAAAGTAGGAAGTATCTGTTCCACAATTTGTAAAGCATCATCTTGAGATTTAGCGTACGCGTTTAACTGGAAATTTATAGAATAAGGAACTGGATTAAAAAATTTCTGTCTTTTGTTAGTACTTCCGTCAGAAGAAGTTGAGGTAAAATTACCAACCTTTGCAAGTTGTCTTTGTGCGTCGTATGTTATTGAAGTAATTTCAAAAGACATTCTTGGTAATTTAATAGCAACTTGTGTGTCGTCTATTAAACTAGGATTTTCTCTTATTCTTTCTAAAAACTTATTTTTAGGAGCATACGATAACGGTACTTTTACTTGACTTATTACTGCTCCACTAGAATTCTTTCGTATCACGTACAAATTATTAAACAGTCTACCAAATAGAGCTACTGCTTTTTTAGTTTTTGAATGATAGAAATGACCGCCAAACATTAGTTATTACTCACATCGCCAAATGGGTTAGACTCGCTAAAATCAATAAAGTCTGCGCCGGTTGAAAAATCTGCGTTTTGCTCGTTACCAGAGACTCGATTATCTTCTACTACAAGAGTAATCACTCCACCCGCTCCAGAAGTAAGTCCGACCACTTTCTTTCCAGCTGCAAACGTATGATACTTACCGTCATCTGCTCCAGCGTGTATGAGATGAATCTTATCGTCTGAGTCTGAGTACTTAGCAACTTCAGCTCGTATTAAAGTACTACCACTTGGGCTCGTAATAGTTTCGCCAACTTTAAACACATTAGGCGCTGGCTCTGTAAACTTAAATGACGGGTTGCTATATCCAGTTCCTGGGTTTGTTATTGTTAACCCATTAACCTTACCGTTATTACTGTCAACCGTAGCAGCTACAGCGGCACCAACACCGCTGGCGTCAATAATTGAAATAGTAGGAGCAGTAAAATAATTGTTACCGCTATCAGTTATAGTAACAGTAGCTAGTTGTCCAGAATTTAAGGTCGCTGACATTTGAGCGCTGTCTCTTAAGTTTGATAGAGAAAGTATATACCTGTAAGCGTATTTCTTTTCGATGTCATCTATTGTATCGATACCAGTATCTAGATCTTCTCCAGCGTACTCAAATAACTGACATCTCATCTTGTAAACTGGTAAATTACTGAGTTGATAAAAAGGTTGCTCATGTTCTACATGAGATATCTGAAACAAAGATTTAGACATTGGTAAGTATATTAAGTCGCCTTCAGATGGTCGAGTGCTCGTTATCTCGTTGTCGTACCTTTGTATAGTTTGTTCCCATCGTTTTCTAGCGACAATAAATGTCGCTTCATCTCTTATCTCTACTCCAAAACGTGTGAACAAGTCTCCTTCACCTTCGAATCCTTCGGTGTTTTCGATATACATTTCAATTACGTGTGATGAATTAAAACTAGAAACAACGTCATCGCTAAGTATAGTATCTTCGTTTACGATATCTCTCGGCAAATAAAACACATCTTGCCCGTACATCTTTAAAGACTCTATAACGATGTCTTCGTAAAGGTGCTGTTCTGATCTTACCTTTTGACTAAAATATAAATTAGTTGCCATGTCATCCTACGAAAAAGTCTGGTGGAAGTTCGTGTTCGTCTCTAACTCTTTGCCTTAGTGCTTCTATTTCACCAGTAGCATCATCATATATCTGTCTTCCGTTTAAAATGACTCCTCCGGGTAGTTGCATGCCTTCGAACTTAATTAAGTTTGTTCCCCATTGTTGTTTTATTAAAGCAGTCGTATACTCTTTCACGAACATATCATTAAACACTGAAGTGTGAGCACTTGGATCTACTATGGTATAAACTTCAGCTACTATATAGTCGCCTTCTTTTATATCTCCGTCAGTAAAGTCTCCAAATATGTAAAGTCTATTCTGTCTTCTTGCAAACTGAACTTGTGGAACGCCATTAAGCTTCATGTCTAATAAAGATAAGTATTGCTGCATCTGTTCATAATAAGCTAAGTCTCCAGCAAAATTCATTAAATCAGCAATATCATTAAGCATCATTTGATACTTAATATCGAAAAAATTACGTGACTGATTAAACGAACTTTCTAGTGGAAACATTTTCGAAACAAATAAAATATTACTAGATAACGTAATGTATTCGTTAGATACATCCGTGGCCGTTACCTGATGTTTCAAGTATGTTCTTACAGTAGCATCTGAGTGGTACTCTTGATAATACTGTAGCGCTTCATCGACACGATCTTCCACTTGATCGTCATCAACATTTATCTCGATAACTGGATCGCCAAGACGTCTTTTACAGTACTCTATAAGAGTGGCTCTAGATGTAGGAGTTGCCATTTTAAAATCCTTTTATTCTATTTATAAGGACTCGTACCTAGAACATCCTCATCCCATGCAGCTTTTAATTTATCGATAGTATCAGCACTTGATATCGCACTTGCAGCTGGTGCATCTCTAAGTTTTTT